ATGACCAAGACCGTTCTTTACGCCCGCGTTTCGACCGCTGATCAGACCGTAGGCCACCAGAAGACAACGGCAGAGGCCAAAGGATACGTCTTTGATGAGGTGGTCACCGATGACGGCATATCGGGAAGTGTGTCGCTGAAGGATAGGCCACAGGGCAAACGGTTGCTTGATCTGCTGCGCCGAGGTGACACCTTGGTCGTCCGGTGGGTTGATCGTCTTGGCCGTGACTACAACGATGTGACCGACACCATCCGCGATTTCATGCGCAGAGGCGTGATCATCAAGACCATCATCAACGACATGGAGTTCGACGGGTCGCGTACCGATCCTATGGGAATGGCCCTGCGAGACGCGATGATGACGTTCATGGCTGGCATGGCACAGGCGCAGCTTGAGGCCACCAAAGACGCCCAGAGGTCCGGGATTGCCCATGCTCAGACGAAAGAGCCTGAGAAGTTCCTAGGCCGGAAGCCGACCTTCGATGGCGACCAGCTTGTCGAGGTAATGCGCCTGCTTGGCCTTGGTACCAGCAACAGCGAAATTGCCAGAAAGACGAGATTGGTGCGGCAGACAATCATTCGAATTAAAGCCGACCCTGCCAAAGCCGCACAGCAGGTGGCGTCTTGGGAGCAAGCCGAGGAGTTGCGGAAGTCACCAAAGAAGCGCCGGGGCTAGCCTCACGCATCGCCAGAAGCCTGCGAATGTTGAGCGGGAGCAGACTTGGACGAGTGTATAAATCGGATTGATACCCCGAAAATTGGCCGGGGTAATCGGTGCGTCTCTCCAGTTCTTAGGAGCGGGAACGTTGTTCACGAGGCAACAGGCACGGGTCGCAGGATGGCGGCAGAGGTAGCCGCTTGGGTGCGGCAGGGGTCCGGTGGATTGATTTGGCCTCATTCTCCGCTCCAATATTTTCCCAATTTGAGGCCATATATTCTCCCACGCCAACCTCAGACACCCTGAGTTCCCTCATCTCCACACCAGATCTTGCAGACTATGCGTCTACCTATGTCGTTGTAATTAATTGATTTTTTCTGATTTTCTCTTGACGGGTACAGCCTGATGCGGGCATACGTACACCGCCTGACGGTCTGGGGACATCACCCCGGCGCAGGGGAAGCGGAAGCGGCCCCGTATAGCGGAACGAAAGCACCAAATCGGGAGCGGTCATTGGCCGCAAGCAGTGGCAAGGCAGGACGGCAGTGGCCCGAATGTTGAACCGAGCGGTGAGGGATTGGCCGGGAAGCAAACCCGCGTCCCCTAACGACACCACAGAACCACAGGTCATCATTCCGACACCGAGCGGCACAGCCGCCACCTTCGTGACGAGACAACACCAAGCCCACGGGCGACACATCACATCATCGATACTGCTCAACTAAATCCTGCTCCCGTGCCTCAGGGTCCCGGTACGGTCAGCCATGCAGCGGGTACTGCATGAACAGGGGTTCCATCCCCTGCCCCGACCCATTCCCAAAGATTGAGATCACACGCACATATGAAAACTTGCAAGGCTGGCGGATGCTCCGCTCAGGTCAATGGCTACAGTGCACTCTGCGAACAGCATAAGCGGACGAAAGCTCGCCACGGTCACCCTCTCCAGACCGGCGTCAAGAAATCCGACCTCAAACCCTACATCAAGGAAATCGAAAGCTACTTGAACACCGTCTCTACGACCAACGCCTACGAGTCGATGAACGACATCTGGGCTCGCACTGTCGCTGCGGCGAAGGCCCACATCAGGACTTCAGAACGTGGCGTTGCGGCCAACGTCCATGAGCTTCAGGCATCCAAGGCAATCGTCTCGCTGTCCGAAGAGACCGATAGCATGACAATAGCCAAGCTCCTCATGGGGATGGGCTACTGGCACGAGGATGACCAGAGGCGCTGGAAGTACGACAATGGGTTCCGTTTCCAGACCGTACGCATGCTGCTTCGCCTGAACCCTCGTGAGGCCGCGTACAACTGGTCCATGAACGGGATGACACGCAGCGTTTACCGAGAGGTGCCACCGAGGACCATAGCGGCTCTCTGGTCGATCATCGAGGCCACGAAGCTCGTTGGTTACGGGGTGGAAATTGCCAAGCGCAGGGCGAAAGCCATGGAGGCAGCTCGCAAGAAGGTCAGGACCGAGCGGGACGCGATCCTTGGACCAGAGCTGACAGGAGGCGCAGCATGAGTGGAGCTTGCACCAAAGACAGCAGCAAGCCCGTGGACAGGCCATTCAGCCCGTGGCGCTTCGCCAAGACCGAGGCGTCAAAGGCGCTCATCACCGAGGCCATCGCGGACGTTGAGCACTACGAGGAGCACGGTAAGCTCCGCAACCGCAGACGAAGGGAACACGACCAAGAAACCTTCGAGCTTACAGTGGAGGCCGTCCTCTGTGACCTGATGCATCACGCGCTCTACCAGCGTCCAGATGCGATCTACGTTACTCGCTCAAATGCCGTCCTTGGACGCCGGAACCGATACCGTCCACGGGTATACGGCAAGACCTTTCCCGATGTCCTTGACAGGCTGGCTGCTCCAGAACTGGGCTGGATTGTTCAACAGATTGGCGACAGCGATTGGCGGCAAAATGCGCGGCGCACGACCATCTGTCCCGGTCCGCAGCTACTCGCACGTCTGGACACCGGGGCGATCACCTTCGCCGACCTTGGGTTAGCTCGCGTGACGGAACCAATCATCCTGAAGAGCGAGAAGGCGGACTTCTGGGACGAAGCACATGTCATCGACTACGACGATACAGAGGAGACAAGCCTCTTTCGGCGAGAGATGCGGGACATCAACGATTGGCTGCGGTCTGCTGACATCGAATATGGAACGTACAACGGCGACACCAGCCCCGTTCCCGACACCAGCGACCGAGACCTACGCCGCATCTTTACTCGGGGGCGGTTCGAGAACGGCGGTCGTCTCTTTGGTGGCTTCTGGCAGGTGATGAGCAAGGAAAGCCGGTTTGACCGCCTTGTCATCGACGGCGAGGCAATAGTCGAACTGGACTACGCTCAAATGGGACCAAGGCAGCTTTACGGCATAGCGGGTGCCGTTCCGGCTGCATCCGACCTCTACGCCATTCCCGGCTTTGAGGAACACCGAAAGGGCATCAAGGTCGTCTTCAGTTCGATGGTCTTCCGCGACACGCCCATGAGGAAGATGCTGCGGGGATCTGTTGGTAAGTTTCCTGAAGGCACTCGCATATCCGAAATCACCGAGGCCATCATCCGCCACCATCCCGCGATAGCACACCTCTTCTTCACCGGAGTTGGGCATCATGTTCAACGTCAAGAGAGCCAGATCATGGTCAGCATCCTACTGAGCTTGAAATCTCATGGGATCGTGGCCCTGCCCGTACACGACGCGATCCTTGTGGCATCTTCCAATGCGATGGTGGCCAAGCAGGTGATGGGTGATGTCTTCTCACACCATGTCGGCTTACCTGGACTGGTCGATGTGTCTTCCACCCACGTACGGTGACCTCGGTCTACCATGGTTGGGGGCCCCCTGATGGGGATGGCCCTCACACCTTCGACACCAATGGCTACCAATGCCTACCTACGTAACCCTTATATCAACCATGGTACTACTCATTGGAGGTCCCGTAAGAGGACATGACCGAACGCGACACCCCTAACGCTCACTCCATCATCATCGACCCGAAACGTCAGCGCTACCTCAAGTGGAAGGTCTCTAGGGAACGGACGACCGTTGAAGGGATAGCCAGTTCAATCGCCTTCCTCAGAACCGGCAAATTCAAAACTATCGAACAGCTTGCGGTCGCGATGACGCTGACAGTTCCACAGGTGAGATGGAGGCTTAGCAAGGGCCGGGAACGTGGTTTCATTAGCGACGGGTTCTACCAGTCTTTCGCAGAGCCCACGTGATTTGGACCGAGAAGCATATCAAGACCCCTGTTCGTGCGGGAACGCAAGACTGTTGACGCTGGTACAAAACATCAATACAAACGGAGAGGATGCGCATATCTAAGTGATTGATTTATAGCCGTAAACACGATGTAAATGGCCAGTCCTCTTCTGGGCACCAAATTCCCACTTTTCCCGGTCCACTGGACATGAGGAAAGCACAAAAAGCCCGGTTTTTCCGGGCTTTTTTGTTGATTTGGCCCCGTCGATGTCCGCCGCCGTCCACTTGCATCCACTGCCTTTGTTGGTACTCTCGTTGGTATTCATCGCTACCAACGCACTTGCGCCTATTCCGGTACCAACAAAATGGCCCTCACCGACGTACAAGTTAGAAATCTGAAAGGCCAGACGGCCGCAAAGAAATACAGCGATGCCGGCGGCCTGCATCTGCTCGTCACGCCGAGCGGTTCGAAGCTCTGGCGAATGCAATACCGGTTCCACAACAAACAGCGGACATTGGCCTTCGGGGCGTATCCGGCCGTGAGCCTTGCTGACGCACGCAAACGCCGCGACGAGGCCAAGAAGCATCTTGCCGCCGGCTTGGACCCTTCCCACCAGGCGAAGATCGAGAAGATCATCAGCCGCACGTCGAATGGGACCACCTTCACCGTTATCGCGGACGAGTTCCTGGCGAAGGTCAAGCGCGAGGGCAAGGCGGCGGCGACGGTAGCGAAGAAGGAATGGCTTGTCGGCCTTGCACGTGGCGATCTGGGCAAGAGGCCCATATCTGAGATCACTGCCGCTGAAATCCTCGTACCGCTGCGCAAGGTCGAAGCAGATGGGAACTACGAGACAGCACGCCGGCTTCGATCAACGATCGGTCAGGTCTTCCGGTACGCGGTCGCCACGGGCCGGGCGGCAAACGACCCAACAGGCGCGCTAAAGGGTGCGCTCATCGCGCCCACTGTGACGCACAGGGCCGCTGCCACCGAACGAGATACGTTCGCCGGGCTTCTTCGGGCTATATGGGCCTACGACGGCATGCCCGAGACGCGGGCGGCTCTGAAGCTTATGGCGATCCTCTATCCGCGCCCCGGCGAACTGCGACAAGCGGAATGGTCGGAATTCGATCTGGGCAAGCGGGAGTGGATCATTCCATCGGAGCGAGCCAAGATGCGCCGGGAGCATCGAAAGCCTCTCCCCGATCAGGCAGTCGCGATCCTGAAGGAAGTCCACAAGCTCACTGGCGACGGTCCACGCGTCTTTCCTGCCGTCCACACCCGACAGCGCCCGATGTCCGAAAACACGCTAAACGGGGCGTTGCGACGCCTGGGCTTCAGTTCGGACGAAATGACCAGCCACGGCTTCCGGGCGACCGCCTCGACCCTGTTGAACGAGAGCGGCAAATGGCCAGCTGACGCTATCGAGGCCGAACTTGCCCATGCCGGCGCGGACCTGGTGCGCCGCGCGTATCACCGCGCTCTCTATTGGGATGAGCGTGTCCGCATGGCGAGATGGTGGGCGGACGAAATCGACGCGCTGCGCGCCGAGAAAGTGGACATCTTCTCGTGACCGGGGGTTGACGGTCAGCGGTAATCGATGACTGCATGAGAACGAGGATATCTTTTAGGCGGTGTAAACGTGGGGTGGGGCTTTGAGATTACTATGGATTATTCTGGCAACAACTGTTGGCTTTGGGGTCAGCGGATGCCAGACGAACGCGGAATACCAATCACAACTCAACGAAAATCTAGACGCCCGATTGAGCTCCTATCACGGCACGACCATGGCAGAGTTCATCGCGCGGACCGGCCTAATTCCAGTGAACGCCTATCCCGTCGCGGGCGGCAAGGTGTTCGTGATCGAAGGCGCCCCGGTCTACGTCACGCTTCCTGCAACGCAGGTCACGCCGGCCATTACAAGAGCATCGGCGTGCCAGCTTCTCATTCGAGCCGCTTTGACAGGGACCGGCGGCACGGCGGATGATTGGAAGATCGTCGGAACATCGCGGTCGGGACCGTGCAACAATCTGCCAGTGTGAAGGCGAGGCGCCCGCTCATTGTGGCCTTGACAATATACAGAGACTAGCACATATCGAGGGGGACACGGCCGGCCCCTCTGCAACGCAAGGGTCGGCCTTCTTATTTTCCATGACATATAACAAACCGCACCTGACGGTTCCTCAGCAACGGGCCCTGCTCGAATCACGGGGCCTGTTGATCGCAGACACGGCCAAAGCCGAAGAGTATCTTCGACGGATCGGCTACTATCGCCTGAGTGCGTATTGGTACCCTTTTCGAAAGCTCGAGAAGCAGGCGGACGGTTCCCACAAGCTCGGCGATCACTTTAAAGACGGAACCGATTTTTCGCACGTCACCGACCTTTACGCCTTCGATAAGACACTGCGGCTCTTGGCGTTAGATGCGCTCGAACGGATCGAAGTATCGATACGCACAGAGGTGGCGCTATGCCTGGGTAGCCACGATCCCACCGGTCACCGCGACCCGAAAAAATTAGATAGAAGGTTCACCACGCCAGGAGCCGGGTTCCAAAATTCAAAACACGGGGGCTGGCTGAAGCAACTGGACGATCGGGCAGCATCGTCCAAGGAGGAATTCGCTAACCATTTTCGATCGAAGTATCCAAACTCACATATGCCCATCTGGATCGCGGTCGAGCTTCTCGATTTTGGCCCACTCTCGCACCTCCTTGCGGGAATGAGGTACGCCGACCTGCAGACCATTTCGAAGAGCTACGGCGGCCTCCAGCCCCACCTCATAAAATCATGGATCCGGGCGCTCTGCGGTGTCCGAAACGTCTGCGCGCACCATTCGCGTCTTTGGAACAAGCCTTTAGTCGATCAACCGGCATTGCCGCGCCAGGGAGAAGTGCCCGAGCTGGACCACTTGGCGCATACGCCAGGTGCGAACCGCAGGATCTATGCGGCATTCTCGGTCATGCAAACCTTTCTCAAATTGGTGAACCCGCGGACCAAATGGGCCGAACGCTTGAAGGCGCACATGGCTACGTTCCCGGTCGCGCCCAACGTAACCATTTCGGACGCCGGCTTTCCGGCGAATTGGGAACAACTGCCGCTTTGGAAATAGCTTCGCGGCGGCCTGTCCTTAGTCGGTTGTGGCGCCAGTTTGCCGCGCGGTGCGTGCCAAGCCTTCGGCAAAGCCGCCCGGTATGCTGCGTTGTGACGCTTCGCGAATGCGCTCGACGGAGCGTGGGTCGATGAACATTTCGGCCAGTGCTCCTAGGCTACGGCCATACGCTGCGCGCTTCGCGGCGTCGGACACGTTCCCGACAAACTTTGATCCGAGCGATAGAACGCTATCGAGAGCGCGACGAACCGGGGCATTCGCGCTCAACTCCCCGCGGATCGTGGCGTTGAAGTCCGTCGCGCTACCGATCGCCTTGCGCCGGCCGGTCGCCTGGAGCACGTCTAGCAGTTCAGGCATGTCGTTCAGCGCTGCCGGGGCGTTGATATTGCGCATGATCGCTTGCAGGACCGCGTCTTGTGCGTCGGAGCCGGCAATGGCGTTGCGGAACTTAATGCCTGCGGCCTCGTGAGACCCGCTCTGCGTATCCTTGGCCGCCACTGCGTAGCGATCGGCCAATTCCTGACGCACGAGCTGCTGTGTCGTCTCGGCGTCCTGCGCCATGAGACGTTGAACGGCATCGGCCGTTTCGCCTTCGGAGCCGACAAGCGGATTGCGCGGCACGAGTGCTTCGCCGGCTTGCTGTGTCGTGCCGGCCGCCGCGATGCGACCAACCGGGCCTTCCTGCAACGGCTGAAGCTGCTCGCGGCGCATGCGCGCCTGTTCCGTCAGTGCCTGGTCGTATTCCGCCGAGCCGCCCCGCGACGGATCGCGCGCAACACCTCGGGCGTTCGAAGCGGCCTCCGTACTCCTTCCGGCGAGCTCCGGCCCGTAGAGCGGGTTTGCTCGGTTCGCCAGCGCCTCGCCGCGGGCGAACAAGTCCTTCGAAACCGCGTCGAGCACGGCGACGGAGTTGTCCGGCAGGGCGGCGTAGTCCGGCGCAAGCTCCGGATTTCCGCGCAGCCGGGCGAGCGCCGCTTGAAAACGCGGATCCGCGGAGAGCGCCTGGAACTCTGCGGCCGGAATGGTCTGCGTTTCGGCCGCCTGGTAGAGCGGGCGCGTCTGTGCGTTGATGCCCTGGCGTGCGTCGTCGAGCACGGCCGTTGCCGCTTCCGACGCGCGCGGACCGAGCACGGATGGCGTCGGGCTCTGCGGTGCGATCTTGTCGAGAAGGCCATTGACCGCCGTGTCGACCTGACCCTGCCGAGCGGCGAAGAACGGCGCCGTCAACACACGGCCGTCCGGCGCACCTTCCACGACACGCAAGAGGTCGGGAAGGGCCGTCGCACCGCCTTGCGCTTGCGCGATCGCTTCCGGTCCCGTCAGGCGGACGCCCGTCGAATTGTTCTGTAGGCCAAGCGCACGCTGCCAGTCGATCGCATCGGCGGGGCCGAGCGCACGGCGCAGTGCGGCTTCCGGCGTGTTGGCGGCCTTGGTTACGGTCGCCAGCGTGTTGCCGAAGAGTGCGCCGAGAATGCGTGCCGCCGGTTCGTACTTCGTGCCTTCAGTCGCCTGCCCGGCTGCTTCGGACGTGACGCCAGGCAGCGCGGCCTTCGAACCAAACTCACCCGCATAACGGCCTACCTTGGAAAGGAGGGGCCCTGCGGAGCGTGCTGCCTTCGAAGGAATGCCGCCGGGCGCCGCAAACTCGCCGATTGTCTCGGCGTATTTGCCGGTCGTCGTCTCCGGCCTGTGCAAGTTGTCGTCCATGACGCCACGAACGGCGTCCTGTCCGGAATTAAGCAAATTCTGGACTGGTTCGTTCGAAAGCTCTTCGGCTGTCGGCCCGGCCACCGGATCGTAACCGAACGCTCCGCGGACAGCGTTAACCGCGCCCATCTCGTAAGGCGTGGCGTAGGTGTCGAGCAGGCGTTTCATCGTGACGGGCAACATGCCGAGCTCGACGGCGCCGCGCACGAGACCGCTGCCAAGGCTCTGCGCCACGTCGCCTATCGTGCTTGGCTGCTCCGGCGCGGCCGGTTGCGGAACAAGATCATCGAATGCCAGTGGCCCGGTGGCCGGCTGCTTCGGAACCAGATCGTCAAATGAAATTCCGGCCATCACAAACCTTTCGGGTCAATACCGTTATCGACGAGACGCTTGATCACCGCTTCGCGCGAAGCGCCTTTGGCGATAGCGGCCTTGGCTGCCGCAAGAGGATCGACCGCCGCGCTCGCCGCCCCTGTGCCCGTAGCGACCGTCGCCGCGCCGGGGTTCGTCTGGCCGCCGTTGCTTCCAGCCGCGTGGCGGCCTAGCGCCTCTTCGACCTTGGCGTAGCCCGGTCCCGCGACGGCCTTCGCTGTGCGAATGTATGTTTCGAACTGTCGGCGCTTCGCCGCGGTTACAGACTTGTCCTCGCCGGGAACGGGCATTAGCTCGAGCAGCTTGCGATCATATTCCTGCTCGGTCACGGCCTGGCCGGACTGAGACATAAGCTGGTAGGGCAGCGCCGTGCGCATGTTCTGGTAGAACCGCTGCCCCTCCGGCGTCATCTGCGCGACGATGGCGGGACGGAAGTTAGCCGGAAGCTGCGCCAAAAGCGCGTTCGCCTGGTAATCCGAGCCCGTTGGCAGCTTGCCTGTATCGAACGCCGTGAGCAGGTCATCGGTGGCCGGTGCAGCCATCTCGGCCGCGTAAGCATTTCGGTCCTGCGCTTCAGTCGATTTACCGAGGCCGGTACTGGCGGCGTCGCCCTGGAGGGCCGAGTTGAACGTCATCGAACCTTGCGGCAACGGCTGCCCGCTGACGGTATCGAACCAGTTCTTCTTGACGGGGTCGAAAACCGCCGTGCCGACTTTGCCGTCGGGCGTCTTGTAGTTCTGCGTCTCCGGTTTCGCGCCGGCATCCGGCTTTATGTACGGCTCTGCGCCTGTCCGCGTCGCAGCGCCGGGCGTCATGTACTTCGGCCCGGTCGGGCTGACAGCCATAACGGGCGCTTCCTTGCCCGTAATTGCGTCCAAAAGCATCTGGTCGGAGAGTTGCCCCGACTGTAGCAGACGCTCGTTCTGCTGTGCCTGCCACTCCGTCTCGGACAGCGGTTTGGCCTGACCCGAATAAAACTGGCCGCCTGGCAGGGTCGCCGTTTCGCCGGGGTTCAAGACGACCGCGCCATGCTGATCGGACGAGCCGGGTACGCCGTACATGCTGGCGACGCTGGTCGGGAGATCTGGCAGTGTCTGATTGGCGTTCAGCGGGCCGTAGCGCGTCGCGGCGAACCGCTCCGCGTTGTCAGCCTTGTTGTTTGATACCGACGTCTGTGCCGCTACATCCTGCCCGCGGCGGGTCGTCGCGTTGCCCTGGTCGACGTTGTAGAACGTATTGTTCGCGTTGCCGTTGATCGCATAGTTCAGCCGATCGGCCATCTCACGATTGTAGTTCGGGTCATGCGCGTAGTTGAAGAATTCCGCCATGCGGTTGGCCTCTTCCTTCTTGGCCTTGGCAGTGGCGTAGCCCGCGAGATCCGAGCCTGAAACTGGACCGAACATCGATGCCAAATTTGAGAAAGCGGCCCCGAGCTCGGGATTGTTGAAGTGGCGATTGGCGACAATAGACGACATCGAGCGTGCCTTACTGGAGTGGAACTTTGTGGTCGGCCTGCGCTTCCCATGCGCGCCGCGCGGTGACAGCACGCGTAAGGGGGTCATTCCGGCGTCTGAGTTCGGATCGGCAGAGAGCCGCCCTAAGTTCGGCGGCTATAAGCCCGGCGTGCAAAATTCGATCGGCGTGCAGATTGTCCGGTTTGGCGGTTAGCAATGCCGCCCCGGCAGCCAAGCCGAAATGGACGCGATCGGCGGCAATCGCGCCGGCAACGCCTTCAGCGACGCGCGGCACTACCGCGAGCGCGAGTTCGCTTACCCTGGCCGCCAACTCGGGCTCGTGGTCGCCCAGATCAGGCCAAACAACTGCCGCGGTCGCCAAATCCTCGAGTGCACGAAACGCCGGCACTGCTGCGTTCTCGGCGGTCAACGCGGAGCGAAAACGCGCGAGTGCCGTTTCGACGAGGTGGCGGGCGGTAGTTGGTGCGTCCATCATCACGCCGCTGCCTCCCGGAGCATGCCCGCGACAAGTTCGCTCCGGCGTTCGTCGGCGCGCTCGCGGATCTCGCTGAGCAAACAGCGGTTGTGGCAGGCGTTTCGCAGGCGGCGCGCATATGCGAGCATGTCGAGGTAAACGTGCCTGTGTCGAGCGCTACGCTGCGCGTCGTCTTCGTTCCAGTAGAAAATCAACCCGGCCATTGCGTCGACGCCACGTGACGCCAGCTCCCGTTCGTCCGGGCTCGGGAAGAGATTGAGGATCAGCGGCCGGGCAAGGATCAGGACTTCAAGCAGCCGGTCGCGCTGGCGTTCGGAAATGCGCGGCGCCCCGCGGCGGGATATTCCGGACTGAATGAACAGTGCGGCGTGCGACGCGTTCCACGCAACGTCATCGCCACGCGCGACGTGGTCGAAATAGATTTCCAGCATGCTGACGTCACTGTCGAGCTCCGACCCGCGAGCGCCTATCACAATATCGTCGGGCGGCAGGCCGTCGTAATCGTCGCTGTGGTGCGTCCAGATCATCATGCACTGAATAATGGCCGTCCGGTTTGTTCGTCTCAAACAGAAACGCCGCACGCATAGTCGAACAATTTGGCTGGACAGAACGGCCTTACATTCCAGAGCGGCGCAATTTTGTGTCGGCGTCGGTTGCCGCTTTTCAGCATTCATTTTGGAGTGCGCCAGGGGGCGGCACCTAGTACATCCTGGTCACATAACAGTAACAATTTCGCTCTCTGTCTGTTTTGTCGGCCAACGTTGGCCAACAGAACAAATATTGACCGACGCATTTCTTAATCGTTACTGATGATGACAAATAAATCAGCGTCGCATTCAAAAATTATGCTTGACATATCGAACCACGTAAATGAATCTAGCAGCACGATCTACTTGACAAGGTGCTGCTATGAAAAACGTCATCGATCTCGCTGCGTATCGCTCCCGCAAGGACACGACCGAAGTTCGCCAGGCTCCTACTGGACAGGCGCGCATTGTCGAGTTCACCCGTCCAATCGGGTCACTACGCGACTTGGAACTTCAGATGCTCACCCGCGCCTTGGCTGCCCTCACACGGGCGAAAGCGGAAGGGGATACGAGCGATCTGGCCGATTGGCGCGACGAGCTCGAAACAATGGCCGTTCACACGGACCATTTCGATATTCGCGAGCGCTGCAAGCTGGCGCTGAGGGCAGGCTAACCCGTCGCCGCGTTGCGGCCGCTCCTGCCTGTTCTTTTGGGTCTACCTCAAGAGAACCGCCCATACACCCACAGAACCCCTACCCAAACCGTCACCGAAACCACCTAAATCGAACCGCGTTCACGCGAACCATCCAAAACGAACCATGGAGGAATGAACATGTTCGTTCGTGCATACCTGCGCGCCAGCACCAAAGAGCAGGACGCCACACGCGCAAAAGCCCAACTTGAGGACTTCGCCAGGGAGAAGGGCTTTTCGATCGCCGCCTTCTACGTCGAGAACGAAAGCGGCGCCTCACTGAAGCGGCCGGAGCTTTTCCGACTGCTCAGCGACTGCAGCCCGAACGACGTGCTGCTGACCGAACAGGTAGACCGCCTATCCCGCCTCAATGAGGCCGATTGGGAAGCCCTCAAGCGCGAGATAGACGGCCGTCAGGTGCGCGTCGTCGCACTGGATCTTCCCACGTCGCACACGATGATGACCAAGGTTGAAGACCAGTTCACCGGCCGAATGTTCCGCGCCATCAACGCCATGATGCTCGATATGCTCGCGGCGATCGCACGCAAGGACTATGAGGACCGGCGGCGCAGACAAGTGCAAGGAATTGAAAAGGCGAAGACGACGGGACGCTACAAAGGACGCCCGGAAGATACCGACCGAAACGCGCCTTTATTTCATTGACGGGCTACGCGGGCTCTTCTCGCTTATCGTTCTGGTGTTCCATGTGTTTTTCATCTTCTACGACCAGTGGATGCCCGACTTTCGGACATTCGGGATTATTTTCGACGGCACAATCGCTGTGCATATTTTCTTCGTGCTGTCCGGCTTTTCGCTGACGATCAACTATTTCAGTAAGTTGGAAGCGGGCGCGATAGACGCCGACGTGACCATCAGAAGGATGGCAGTGGCGCGCTACCCGCGTTTGGCGATACCTTCGTTAGCTGCATGCCTCATGATGTATGCCGTGATCAAATCAGGCTACAATTACTATTTTTTGATCCCCGAGGAGCTTAAGCAGGAGTGGTGGCGATGGGCATACAAAAACAGCGACGTCAGTTTTGGCGAGACCTTCAAGTTTGCGCTTTACAGCATCTTCCTGCCGTCGCCGTTTATTCCGGTGGTCCCGTACAATGGGCCGTATCTGATCACCAACCTATGGACTATGTCGATCGAGTTCATGGGATCGATGCTTGTCTTCATCTACGCGCTGAGCGTGAGAAACAACAAGAGAAGACTGCTTATAAGCATCGCCATCACTGTAGGGTTGTCGGCCTCAGAGTCCTATTTCGCTCATTTTTTTGCCGGCGTCGTGCTGGCAGATGTGTTCCTTAAGACGCGACAGATAGCGCTCCCAAAGTGGGCCGATCTCACAAATATCGCAGTTATCACAGCCCTTCTCGCCAGCCGCCCCGGCACGTTTTACAGCGATGTATTTTTCTGCGCTCTTCTCGTCTTTGCTGTTTCTCTCGGCGGATATAGCCGAGCTTTGTTCGGATCCGTGCCATTCCGATATCTGGGGTCAATCTCGTTTGCTTTGTACCTAGTGCACATGCCGGTCATCGTGTCCGTGCAGAGCTACTTTTTCTTGACCTATCGTGACCATTTCTCGCAAGCCGGCATCATATCGATCTCAGGGCTGGCGAGCGTTATCGCCTCTCTGATTGCAGCTCATCTTTTCTCGTATATCGACCATCGATCCACACGCCTCTCCCAGCAATTCGGGCGCCTCATAACAGGCACTAATCCGGCCACGTGATGGAAGGAAGCTCCGTCAAAAACTCACCGACAGATGGCTGCGGACGTTGGCCGGCTTGCACCTTGGCCATTTCGGCGTAAGCAAAGATCCAGACGGCATCGCGCCATGCGATGAACACGGCCGACTGATCCGCCCACAATGTGACGGTGCTGCCCGTGTAGCTTGCCAGCGTCACGCCATCGTTGAACTGCATTGATCTCGCCGTGGCATCGACAAGGCTTTGTATCGCCTGCTGATAAACCTCCAAAGTCGGCGCCGGCGGAACAATCGAGGCGAGAAATGCGGACTCTTCCTCGGCCGACATTTCGAATTCAATGCCATCAACGATTTTTCTCATCCGCGCAATCCTTCAAGGAGAACCATGCCGCTGGTGAAATTCCCAGACGAGACAAGGATCTGCAAAGCATTTCTAGCCGTTGATCCGGAGTGTCCTCCGTAAACTAAGTCGATACGAGGGTTCCCGCTGGCATACTCCGAAATGACCTTGTAGGAGGCTGCCGCGGCTTTGTTGAAATTTGAGACTTCTATGCTCGAAAGGAACCCTGAGTTTGCGTCAACGCCGGTGTTGGAAACAATCATTGCGGTCGACGCGGCATTCGCCGTTCCTGTAACGGTTGTCCCCGTTTGAGCCAGAGACGAGGATGAATAAGTCGAGGTCGATATGAAGGACGAGCCATTGTCTGTGCTCACCCTCAAAAGGACGTTCCCTGAACCGGGGGATGGGACATACCCGAGGGAAATCCTGAGATGGCGATAAGCGTCTAGGCTGGTCCAAGATACGGAAGACTGGCCGGAAAGCGTTATTGGGGAGCCGACCGGTTCCCATGCTGACGGTTTTGCATAGGTGTAGAACGCGGTTCCATCGCAAATGATGTTTACCGATCCCCCTTGGGGGATAGTGGCGGTAGCCAAGCCATTGATGAGTTCCGAAGCATTCGGGTCAATGGTAATCGCGCCGCCGTCTGCAATGATAGTTACCAACCATCCAGATCCCAACGTCGCGGCGGCTGTAAGCGAGAGAGTAGCAGCTGCGGTGAACCGAAGGACGGTTCCTGCATCAGCGGCAACCGCAGTATAGCCGGCGCTTTTGGCGCCATATATGACGCTGCCACTGAGAGAACCAGTAATGGCGAGGCCGGCCGAAGACCAGTTCGCTATTTCCACGCCGCTAGCGACCAGTGCGCCAATGCCAGCCGCCTTGAGATAGGTGCCTGTCCCCGGATTTGAGGCGAACCCTACGCCCGGGGCTGCGACAGAGCCGTCTGCGACCTTAAGCGCAGCGACCATCGGGGCTGAGCCATCGCGCGGCAGCGAGTTGGTGATTTCGTTGCCGAGGTCAGTCGTCAACGCGTTCCACGGCGCAGGGTCGATAAGCTGCCCGACAGACGGCGTTGTTCCTGCCGGCTTCGAATAGACGCCAGTTGATGGGTTTCTGGGCATTTACCTTCTCCGAAAAGAAAGGCCCCGCGAATTGCGAGGCCTCGACGGTTGTAGTATTGGTTGCGTCATGATCCGTGTCATCCAAATCGCCTGCATCATCGCGACCACGGCATTGCTCTACGCTGTCGTGTCGGGCGTGGACGCGCTTAGATATGTCGTTGGTGAAGATTACGACGGCGGTGTTATCGCCGGCGTCCTATACGTGATCGGCCTCTATTTGCTCATTTGCTGGATCGACCCGTCATCGCGTCCGCGCGGTTCCGGCGTTCAGAAGCAAGGCCTTGACAACAGGGTCGACTAGCGCGGGCGTCGTTCCCGTCCGTTGAGCTTTGATCAGCCCTTCGACCAGCTTTTCTCGCTGCTCTCCGATAAGTGCCCGAGCCAGGCTTTCGCGCGTTGCATTTCCGGTCCCGCTCGACATGAGCGCCTTGACGATGTCGTCGACCTTATCGATAGCGGCCGATCGAGCTGCGCCGAGGAAGCCGCCGGCCTTGAATGCTTCCTTCACACCAAAATTTCCGCCGGCGCCGCCGCCCAACTCGTTCTGAGCTGCAAGGCGCGCCGCAGTTTCGCTGTTGCGGGTCACGGTGTTGGCGGTGTCGGCCCAGATGCGCTCGTTATCGAGCACTTTGAACAACTGCTCCGCCTTCTCGGGGCCGAACAAAGTAGCAAGGCGCGCGCGGTTCCAATCGCCCTCTCCCTTGATAAGCTTTCCCATGGCGGCGATATCGTTCGAGTTCGTACCTACTATGCGGTCAATCTCGGCTCTGGCACCTTGAGACAGCCTCAATGGCACTGCCGAAGGACCGATCTGCATCCCTTGCGGCTGAACGCCCTGCTCGACCTCCGCAGCAAGCTCGGATGGCCTTGGCGCCGTGCGTCCGCTGTCCAAAACCTGCTGACCACGTGTGACTGCCTCATCCTGACGGGCAAGTTCGGAATATCCGGCGTCGACTTCCTTGATGCGAGGAACTGCGCGGGTGAGTCCGTCGTCAAGCATCTGACGAGCTTCGGTCAACGCGGAAATCACCTTCGGATCAACTTCCGTCTTCAAAAGGCCGTCAATCGCCTGGCGGGTCTGAAACATGACGCCGGGATCGGTAGACAGAACATTGGAGTCCGCGATGTTCAGCATGTCACGCACTTGGCGCAGGCGCGCTTGCGCTGGGCCGCGAAGCCGGCTGATGTCGGCCTCGAGCGCAGATGCAATCGGCTCGGTATTGTACGGCGTGGCCTCGCGGAATGCCTCACGATAGAGCGGCGAATGAGCATTCTGGTTTGCGGCGATATCTGCCTGGATCTCCGACGGGACGACGTTTCGACCAGTTGTTTCGTCGATCGTCTGAGCAATTCGGGCGTTGGCGCCCGCGGCGCGATCAGCGAGCGTGGTCCGTATCGTCGTCTGCGCGGCTCCGGGCGTTGCCGCAAGCGCGCCGGCCTGCTTCTGAAGGTTCGGCCCAAGGTCCGCCGGAATAGCCTTAGACCCCATCTCCTGCAGTCTCTGAGGGAACGTCACCGCGTCTAGGCCGTCGTCGGTTACCGCGCGACGAAAATAGCCGAACGCCTGGGGTTCCATCCCAGCAACTTGCGCCGCCGAGCGCGTGCGGAGAGCATCAATAAGCGATCTGGCTCCAGCCCCAATGACCTTGCCCGCCAAAGGACCACCCAAACCAAACAGGCCGCCCAGCGTCATCCCTTCCTTTATTTTCTCGGCGTCACCGCCAGAGCGAACGCCAGCGTCGATGCCGCCAATTGTCGCTCCCGTCCCCCCAGAGATAGCCGAACGCAGGAGCAAGCTTCCGCCGCCCGCTCCAAATAGAGCGGGGGCAGCCATGACCGCCGGAATAGTGCCGGCAACGGCTCCAGTTATTTGGGCACCCTTATCGACTTTTGGATTCGCTGCCTTTTCAGCACTGTTCGCTGCATCGATGCGATCCATGACCTGAGAGTAGGTCTCGTCCGAGAATGCAGCGAGTGTCGCCGCTGCAGCCCGTTCGGTTGCGCCGCGGATGATCGGCCCCGCGATCGGAATACCTTCGATGAGTCCACCGACGCCAGTTCTGGCAACTGAAAGGGCGTCGTCGGCCGGCAGTCCATACCGATCAATCGCGGGCTGCCCCTGAGGCCGCACGGCTTCGCGCTTGGCAGCGAGATCACCATAGACGCGGGCTCGCAGTTCTTCGCCGGTCTGAGGGGCAGCCTGCGCCGCCGGGTCTCCGGCAGGCGTTTGAGTCTGCTGGCTCTGGTTCAGCCGCAGACGAGCGGCGGCCATTGCCATAGCCTGCTGCTGCTCAAGTGTCATTTCTGCCATAGCTTGCGCTCCGCTGGCGTCATTACGCCCCAAACATCGTCCGGAATGCCCTCAGGTGCGGCGCCAACGGCGGCGGGGGCTGCTGGTGCTGCTGGAGCCCCAAGCTGTGCCCCTGGCGCTGGCGGGCCCGCGAGCTGCGGCACTTCCGGGATATCCCCAAGCGTCGGCAGCACATCTGCCTCGTTCATGCCCCGCCGGCCGATGATGCCGCGATACTGCGAGATATCGTTGTCCAGCGCGCCGCGGTAGGCCGTCATGCGGCTGCGGGCCTCGTTGAGAATCGCCGTGCGGGTGGCCGGCTCAAGTCGAGAGCCGCCGTTGACGCTGTTGATAGCGCCTTGCAGCCAATCGGGCAGGCTCGAGGTGTTGTTGACCATCACCATTTCGCCTTCACGGACAACCGAATTCGGGTCCATGATTTTGCCGAGGCCATAAACAAGGTTCAGGTCCGAAGCCTTCGAATCCGTCTTCGCCGTGTCGATCATCGACTGGTAGGGAGGCAGGGACTGCTGATAGCTCTTATAGGTCGGCAGGCCCTGGATTTCCTTGCGTAGGTTCGACACGTCTTCTGGCTTATAACCGGTGCCCTGATAGACGACTCGCTCCTGGCCTGGGCTGAACAGTGATTCTCCGGGTTGGACAACCACCGGCTTGTTCCTCTCGAAATCAGCCTTCTGTCGCTCAAGATCGATGTTCGCCTGTTCTGTGGCTGTCGGGCTGTTGCGGTTCGCCTGTTCCTGTTCGAACTTCTGCCGTGCAAGATCAGAATTGGCCTGCTCCGCCGCCGTCATCGTGCTCCGATTGCCTTGCTCCTGCTGGAATTTCTGCCTTTCCCAATCGAGCTTTGCCTTGTCGGCCTGCGATATCTGGCCTTGGTAGATCGGGGTGACGGTGCCAGCACGCGGATCGGAGCGCAGCACGGTTCCATCCTGCAGCGTCTCGAAACCATACTCCGGCGGCCGGGTGAGGATCTGCAACTGCTGTGCCGCCATGGCTTTGATCTGCGGCGAAGCGTTCGGGTCCGTCATCGCCTTGACCAGCAATTGAGCGCGCGGGTTTGCCATCGGGTTGCCGGCGGGTTGCGGGGCGTTCTCAAGCGCATTGGCGAGACGAACTGGTGCAGGCTGCTGATTACCGGCCGTCTGAGCCTGAGCAATCTGCGTCGGCGATGCTGCGGGGTTGGCGATAGGTGTGGGAGCGGGCGGGAAGTACCCGGCCCCAGGCGCATCCCCACCCATGCCAACGCCGGAGCGGTCACCGTTCGCGAAAGCTTTGGCCAACTCAGGGGGCACGCTGGCGACGTTGGGCGTCGGTCCTACGTTGGTGACCGGCAGAGGCGACAACGCAGCCTGAGGGCCAGCCTGAGGCGGCATAGGCTGTGCTGGATTGGAAGCGCGCATTTGCCCCGCTGCACCGGGCATGGGAATGCCGATCGACGGGTCAAGGCTGGCGACTTCGCTTGGGGCGGGCTGCTGTCCTGCCGCCGCTACTACACGCGGGTCGACGTAACCCGGCACTGGTGCGGCAGGAGGAGGATTGACCGGGGGCGGCTGGATTTGGCCGGATGGCGGCATGCCGGCGCTCGGGTCCACTGGAGCGGCTTGCGCAGCCTGTTGGGGCGGCAAATCACCGATCCCCATCTTGCCGGTGATGCCTTCAGCCTTTGCACCCATCCACGGCCCCCAGCCATGCTTTCGCGCCCAGTCGAGCGAGAAATCAACCTGCTGTTTCCATGTCGACGGATCGCGCGCATGGAGGCCGGTGGCATTCGTGAATTCGTTTCCAAGGCCGGAGTTCGGCATGGACTTCGACATGCCGGCATAATGAAGCTGAAAAGGCCCGAACGAAGATCCTTCGTCACCGCCGTTATCGGGCTGAGACGGGTCAAAGACGTTCATGCCCTCATGGCCGGCCACGCGCAGCGCGATGTTCGGATCAATCCCTCGGGCGGTTGCAGCCTGCCGGATATAGTCCGAAACTTCGGGTAGCCCGCCAGGCATCACGGTGGAAGGCATCGCAACATTGCCCGAAGCGTCCGCCTTCGGCATGGATGAGCCAGTGGCGCCGGGATTATCGGTCTTACTGCCGCCGAACATCGCCGACAGAAGGCCCTTGGGCTGCTCCGGCGGCGTGTAAGGTTGCCCGGTGATAGCGGCCATACCCTGCGCATCCGCAGCTTTCTGCTGCTGGTCTTGCTTGTAGATGTCATAGCCGCCCATGACGGCATCAACCAGGCGAGCCGCACCCTGCCAGGGGCTGGCAATCGGGCTGCTGTCGCCTCCTCGCTGGAGCATAGCCAACGCAAGGCGCTTGCGAGCATCGGTGACGCTTTCCTGGGACTGGCCAGTGTCACCGCCGAATAGAAACCCCATCAGATGATCCTCGCGTAATCGACCATTTTGAAGCCGCCCGGACCTTCGGCAACGGCATCCGGGAAGATGGATTCGACTTCATCAGCCATGACGCCGACCTGTCGACCACCACCCCAGACGTAGGAATATTCATAGACAGGGAGACCAGACGCCATTGTGCCCAAAGGGATGACGTCATGCTTCAGGCGCCGGTCGGAAAGAGCAAAGCCGCCCTTCGCCCAGCCGCCAAGCAGCGAGCCGCCAAGACCGAAGAGGCCGCCCATGGCCGCATTGCTCGCCTGCATCTGCGAATTATAGGCACCCATTTTCTGGTTGTAGTTCTCGTTGATCAGGCCGGCTTGGTCGACCGTCGGCAGCTGCGTCGTCGGCGTGTTGACGTAGTTCGGCTGGTTGACCTGAGACCCGGACATCAGCGCCGAAATCTCATTGAGCGGCTGGTTTCGCTCAGTCAGGATGGAATTCTGAGCGTTGGAATACATATCGCCGAGATACTGGTCGGATGCGGCCTGCTTGCGGGTGGAAAAATCTCGCAGCGCGTTGTCATAGGCGGCCGATCCCATCGAGATGCCCTTGTCGGCAAGACTCTGGTCGAGGCTTGCCTGATCGCGATCCCACTGGTTGTTGAAGCCGGACTGCCAATGATCGTTGACGTATTTGTCGACGTTGCCGGCGCTGAGATCGACGTTTGTCCCGAGGATGCCGGAAACCTTGCCCGTCTGATCGTTGGCGAGCTTGGCAAGCCCGAGCTGCGTTTGCTGCGTCTGATCGTAGATCGCCTGGTTCTGCGGCGAATACTTCTGATAGGCCGAATAGGTCGGCAACTGATACGTCTTGCCGTTCTGGTCGGTCATCGTCGTATTGCCGGTCTGCTTGTATTCCAGCGAGCCGTCGGGCGTGTATTGGTTCGTATGGGACAGCCCAGCGTTCGCAATCGCGGTATCCACGTTGGTCGCTGTCTGCGCCGCCGCGGTCTGCGTCGGATCGGGGGCCTTAGGCGCCTTGGGTGTAGAGACCATAGGGAAAGTCCTCTTTCATGATTCCGTAGAGCAGCGCATCGCAGTCGCCGAAATAGGCCGTCTGGCGGCCTTCGAGACGAGCGCCGAGACGATCAAGCGCCCTTTGGGCAGAAATGTTGTCGGCGCGCGTTCTGAACGTTGCACGGCGGCAGCCCAGTTGATTGACGACATAGCCGAAGGCGGCCCGCATCAGGGTCAGCGACAAGCGATCGGCAGCAAGGGAAACCTCGACGTCATGCTCGGTCCAGACGTTGAATACGTAGCCGGCGATGACCCTTCCCCGATCGACATGAGCCAGGGCGGTATAGGGCGGATGGAACGAGACCCCGATTTTCTGGCCGACCCAGGCCGCGATATCCTCGCGCGGTTCGGAGACGATCAAATCGGAGCGCCTTTTTCATAAAGGACGGAACCACCTACGACAGCCGCTTCAGAGACAGATGCTGTCGAGCCCGAGATCAGCGCGCGGATCGTGGGGGCCAGAGCCGAGCCCGCGCCGCCGGCCGCTGCTATCTTGCGCACCAGCGACAGACCGGGGAATTTCGAAACGCCCCAGATTGCCGTTCCCCACTTGGCAGCACCGCTGTTTTCCACCGAAGACAGGAGCGCGGTTGGAACCTTCGTCTCGTAGTCGACGGAAATGCCGGCATACATCAGCGTCGAGACGCCGATTTGTGCCGTCACGCCGATCAGCTTGGAGAACTTGGTTGAAAGCCCGTCGCCGTAGCGGTTCCAGGCGCCAACCATCAGCGCGTCGATCGCCACGCCGTTATCAGTTGCGCCAACCTCAGCTTCATATACCGTGCCATCGCTCGAGCCGAAGAACAGCCGGTCCTGCCAGGTGCCCCAGCAAGAGGCCGGCATGCCGACGAAACGGCACCATGCCCCGGTTTCCGTGTTCATCACGTATTGATAGGGGCCGAGGGAGGACGGCAGATTGACGATTGCCATCTGTCGCGCCGGAAAGCTCGAAAGCTGCCATTGATCCGACGTCGTTCCGATCGTCGCAACCGTCTCGCGCCAAGTCGGGCCGATCTTTGCCGTGATGGCGCCGAGGCTCGTTGCGCCGCGGTCGAGCTGGACGGCCTTGGTGATCGGCACAATGCCGTCCGTCGTCATGATGGCGAGATCCGCGCCAACGGACAGCATGCACCTGTCAGTGCCGAGCGGCCGGCCGAGCTTGAACGTGCCGATCAGTCCCCAGTTCGTGGAGCTCGACGGGTCGGAGCCCTGAAACACGATGATCTCGCCTTCCGAGGACATCAGGACGAGGCACTGCTGCAGGCCGTCGGCAACCGGGATCGTCCACACGTTGATAGAGACGAGCGTGCCGCCGTATTTCATGTTGCCGCCGACGGGCAGAACCGTTGCGGTGCCACTGACCGCATCGGTGGCGAGATACCAAACGTTCGTCGAGTTCTTCTCGATGAACCAAAGCCTCGAGCGGTAGGCCGTCACCGCGATCAGTAGCGATGAATCCGAAATGCCGGTGATCATCGTCGACGGGACATAAGGCGTGGCGACAGAGCCCGTCTCCAACTGCGCGTTGGTGACTGAACCCGCCACGGTAACGGTCAGCGTGCCGGCGGCCGGGGTGAAGGTGAGCGTCACGCGGTTGCCGACGCCAGTCCCGTTCAGAACGCCTGCAAAGGCACCTGATAGGGTGACAGAGCCCGTGCCGAAGAAGCTCAGCGTGTAAGGCACATTCTTGACCGCAACGTTTTGCGTCGCGAGGGTCGCGGTGCCGACCAGGTAATTGTTCGTCCAAGACGTGCCGTTGAACAGCAGCGGCGTGTCGAGGCCGTTGACGAGGCGGAGATACTCCTGCCCTGCCGGGTTGGTGTATTGCTGGACGGACCAATGCGCGCTTGCCATGCCGGAGACCACCGCAGCACCCACCGCGCCGCCAGCGGTGATGTCGAATATCTTGGCCCCTGCCGCGGCGAAGAGCCGATTGCTCACCCCAGCATATGGGATGATCGTTCTGACATCGGCGCCGAGGCCGGTTGCGAAGGCGAGAAAGCCGTATCGGGCGCGGACACGGTTGGCCTCGGGGAAGAAGTTGTCGAGCTGGAACGCCGCATCCGCCGGCATGTCGGCCATTTCGACGTCGGTTCGCCACCCTCCAGTCGGTGCCACCCAATCCTTGCTGGGCGATACGCGCGCCGTGCGGGCGGTGACTTTGGCAACCTGTCGCGTCATGTGCTGATCGTTCCCGACCAATAGTTCTCCGGAACCTGCCCGCGGTTCGGCATGGATAGATCCGTCGGCGCTGCTGCGCGATCGGAACCGACAGCGGACTCCTTGGCCCTTTCGAAGCTTTCGAGCTCTTCGCCGTAGTCGAGGCCCTTCGCCCGCTTCCACCGCCAGATAAGCGACAACTCGAGAAGCTCTTCCGGAAAGCGAGCCATGTCCGTATCGTTGGCCCACGTCGCGGCATAGGTCGTGCCGCCGTTGACGGCTATCCAGTTCGCCGAAACATATTCGTAGCTCAGGATCTCGCCGGCATCGTTCGGATAGATGGCGAGCTTGCCGTTGATCCTGCGCCAGAGCTGCGGCACTGGATTGGAATTGATGATCGTCTCGCGCTGCCAGGTCTGCCCGTCCACCGGGCCATTCAACTGCCAGAGGCGCGAATTATTCCAGATCTTCGCGTTGTCGAGGAAGCGGTTCCAATCAGACGGCGGCTCTGTCGGCTCCGGGATTGCCCCGGTCGCGGTGAACTGCCGCTGCACCATCAGCGTCGACCAATCATGCTCACGCATCAGGTCACGGCCGGCGCGGGAGGACAGGATCCGCAACTGTGTTACCTGCGGATCCGCCGAGGACATGACAGCCGTCGGCGGATCAAGGTCGATTTCGGCGCAGACGTTCTGAATGATGGTCAGTAGCGACATGCGCGATATCTCCGGTTAGGCTGCGGCGCTGCGACGGCCGGAGCCGCCACCCTGCTCTTTTGCCAGGGCTTCGAACTTGGCGCCCATCTCGGCGATCTGCGCTTCGAGGCGTTGGACCTCGCCCTTCATGCGTTCGTTCTCAGCGGCGAACGAGGATGCGGCGCTTGCGTCCTTGGCCGTCGTCAGAAAGGCAATGGCTGCAGCGACGAGTTCGTGCGCGCCCATGCCGAGCTTCTGTTTCGCCGTGTCGGACAAGGCCCCGAGCTGCTCGACCGTGTAGATGTTGATTGCCTCGAGTTCTTTGATCTGGCTGGGCTTCAGATACGACCACTGCGCAAGCGGTGTGCCGACGAGCTGCTCTCGGGCTTCCGCACCCTTCTTGAAGCGCTCATAAGAGTCCGAGAAACGTTGCTTGTCGTGATCGGTGGCTGCGCGGAAAACTTCGGTGTGCTTGTCGCCGGCGATGAAGATGCGAAGGAATTCCGTGTCCTTGAAAATCGGGCGCCCTTCCTTTTCCGTCAGAAAAGGCTGCTCGACCGGTTCAAGGGTGAACGATGCATAGATGCCTGTATTGTTGTCGGCCATGGTGATTGTCTCGCTGTTGATGGCGGGGAAAGGAAACGGGCGCCGAAGCGCCCGCCGATTGCTTGATTTAGTTCACCTTCGACAGGAACGGCCGCATCAGCGTCGCTTCGAGCACGCCCGTCGCGGTGATGGTGATGCCCGTGCCGTTGGCGGTGGCGTTGGCCGAGAGCGTGATGCTCTGGACGACGCCGTTCGGGCTGTAGGTGATGCCCGAAATCGTCGTGCCGCCCGGGATACCCGTGCCGGCGACGGCCGCACCGATGAACGGACCCGAGGCAGCGCTGAGGCTGGCCAGAGCCGTCAGCAGGTTTGAGCCGTTGACGGTTGTTGCCGTAAACGTCTGGTTGGCCGCCGCGAAGTTGACGTTGGCGATGGCCTTGGTGGTCGCCGTGGCCGACGCCGGGGCGCTCGCCTGGCCTGCCGTGGTAGTGGTTTCGGCAACGACGAGAGCCGCCGTTGCGGTCGCCACCAGAGACGGCGCCTGACCATTGCGCTGCAGCCAGAGGTAATAGGTACCGGCTGCAAGGGTGATGGTACCGATCGGGCCGCCCGTGATGGTCGGCGGCTGAGCGGCACCGGCGAAAACGCCGCAGCGCTGGCCGACGACGGCGGCGGCCGTGGTCAGCAGCGAAGCGGCATAGTCCCGGGTCCACTGGAACCACTGGCCGGGCTGAAGGGTCGTCTGCGAGGCCAGCACCAGCTGGCAATAAACCCATTCAGATTCACGGTCGCCGCCGGCAATGGAGCCGAGGGCGAACTGCGGCGCCGGAACACCGGAGCCAGAGACAAAAGGACCGTCGACGACGAACGGATTCGCGCCAAGACGATCGGTCTGGGAGGTTGCGATCGACATGTTTGCTTCTCCTCGTAACGATCAGGCGAACAGGACGCCCTGAAGGAAGGCGTTGTTCATGGTGAGGTTGCCCGCGAAGCCGAGAAGCTGCACGAATGCATCCTGGTTGGTGTTCATGCGCTCATCACCGATCGGAGCCATGTCGCGGTCGCGGTGCGGGCGGTAGAACAGGTACTTGGTGTTCAGGAAGAACATCTGGTTCAGCGGAGCGCCGCCACCGAAGCCGCCATCGAAGATGACGTCGGCGCCCATGTATTGTAGCGACTGGAAACCGGCCATGCCCTTATCCGCCGAGGTGATGCGCTGGATCGCCTGCAGCGATTCCCAGTAGAGGCGGAAGTAGTTGTTGTCGGCCACGACCAGATCCGGCGCATCCGGGCCGCGAACGCAGCTCATGTAGAGCCTGTTCATATACGACTGGATGTTGCTGGTCGCCGCTGCAGCGCCGCCGTCAGCTGTCGCGGAAAACTTCTGGTTACGCCAGAAGCCCCACGTGCCGCGGTTGATGCCGCCGACGGTGCCCGCAGTCGGAGAGGTCGAGATCAACAGCTGCAGGCCGCCGATCTGTCGCCCCCCATCGGCCGTGCCATCGGAATAGCAGTCGAGGGCGATGTTGTTCTTCAGTGTGGTTTCGGCGTTCTCGATGCGCTGTTCCAGCAGATCAAGGACGGCATCCTCACCAGAGTTCTGAAGCTGTTCCAGGCCGGACATCGATACTGCAGTCGCGGCCTGTTTCAGGTCGTATTCGGCAGCAGTGATGACATCCGACGGCTGAACGTTCAGGATTTCGTAGCCGGAGTAGCGCTTGAAAGTGCTGTTCTCCTGGTACTGCAGTTCCTGAACGATGGTGCGGCCGCCAGAAACGGGCTTCTTGCGGCCGCGGCTGTTGAGACGAGAGAGAAGACCGTTGTTCTTCGTCACGTCGTCGGCGACGGTACCGCTGCGGTTCCGCAGGGTAGTCGTCACGATTTCAGAGAGGTTTGGCGAAACTGCCATGGGTCATTTCCTTTGATCAAACCTGACCGCGGGCAGCGTATAGTGCGCTGCGAAGCGAGTCACGGATGGAGGTGGATTGGCTCGCTGTTGCGTCACGGGAAGGCCCGGGCGCCGATGAGCCGGAGATGGAGCGAGATGCCTTGCGGGCTTGATCGGCCGCGGCGGCTCTCTGAGCGTTCGGATCGGGCGTTGGCTGTGCAGTCTGGCTGATCAACTGCTGGCGAATGTCCGGGCGCATCCAGCATGCGGTGTCGTAAGCGTCCTTGAGGTTCGATGCTCGCCCCGTGCTGATGAGGGTGACCATGTCGTCGAGGACGGCTTCGGCATACGCGTTTGCCGGGTCGGAAATGAAGGCACTGACCTGAGTTTCAGTGTCTCGCTTCCGCAGAACTTGTTCAACCGTGGCCTCAACGTTGACGGGCTGAGGGCGCGGCTGTGGCTGTGCCTGCTGCGGCTGGCGCTGCAGGATCTGATCCGCCTGACCATTGACGAGGGCATGAAGGTTAACCCCGGCCATTCTGGCGACGTGAACGACGGTGTTGACGGGATCGCGCTGGAGCGCTGTTTCCCAGTCGATCGCCTTGCGCATGACATCGGCGTGCGTGGTGCCGGCCTGCCTGACGATCGGCGTGAATTCTTCGAGTCCCTTATAGTCCTGGAGGACGCGGAAGCCGTTGTCGACTTCCTGCTCTCGCTTGGCGACGGCGGCCTGCACTTCGGCCGGCAGAGTTCCGAACTGGGCCTTTGCTTCCGGCGACCAGCCAGGCGGGACGCGATGCGTTGTCGCTGTCTGCTCAGCGGCCGGAGATGGCGCCGGCTGGGCCTGCGGGGCTGCCGGAGCGGCGCTTGCAGCTGCGGGTGTCTGCTGCACCTCGGCTTGCTGACCCGCTGGCGCGGCCGCACTCTTGTCGGTCTCCTTGGACACGAACCGGCCGCCCTGGTCGCGCTGACGCTCCGCCGCGCCGGACGCTGGCGAACCACTTTCGGCATTGTCGAGCGCAGCTCTGAGGCTGTCGCGGATGCTCACCGGTTTATCGTTAGATGTGCCGAGGTCTTCGCTGCCGTTGCCGGCCTCGTCGATCAGATCTTGCATGTCTGGATTTCCTATTTCGGGGATTGATGCCCGTTCAGGCGTTGTACTCGGCGTGTACCCGCCGCAGTTCATTGCGGATCTCTTTGCGATCCGTCGTCGGCTTCTCGATCGGCTGCGGCTTTTCGTTGCCGATCTCGACCACGCCGGCCGCCCGGTAGGCAGAACGCAGCCTGGCCTTCGAGGTGTAATGCTGTCCGTCGTGCATCGACTGGATATCGATGTTGTCGCTAACGAAGTGCGGCGCCGGCAGATCCGACTGCGCCTGACTCTTCACCGGCATGCAGTTGTGCGGCCATTTGTCGAGTTCGTGCCAGCCAAAGCAGACACGGCAATAGCGTTCTCTCACGGTTATTCCTCGTTCACTGATAGGCCGGCGGTTGCTGCGTTGCCTGGAAACGCTGCATCGCTTGTGCCGCCATGTCGCTGCGCGCCTGCTCAACGGTGGTGCGATGCTCGATCTGCGCCTGTGCGACTCCCAACTGGGCTTTCTGCTGTTCGGCGCCGGCCTTCACCTGGGCCGTCTTGAAATCAAGCATCTGCTCCGGCGTTGGTTCAGGGGGAGCCTTGGGAGCGGTCGCGGCCTGCGAAAGCTGCGCGCCTACCTGCTCAAGCGTGTTTTCCAGCTGGCGGCCTGCCCTGAACCCGCGAGCGGCGAATAGAAGCGTCTCGACCATGACAGGGACCAGCATTGGCGTCTGCTGGGCTATGGCGCCGGCCTGCTGCATGAAGCCGCCGACCATCTGCACGAATTCCATACGACGCTGCTTTTCCGCGTCCTCGTCGGGCTCGATCGTCGAATCCGTCTCGATGTCGATCCTGAAGCCGCGCACGCTGTCATTGCGGAGCAACTGCACCACCTCGTCGATCGTCGGCTGCTCCATCATCTGCTGCAGCTGTGGCGGCATCTCCGGCGGCGGTGGTGGCTGCTGGCCCATCTGCTGCGCCCGCATTGCCGCCTGTTGCGCCGCCATCTGCATCTGCTGCATCTGCATCTGGACCTGCTGCTTCTGCGCCGCGGTCGGAAGCTGAATGCCGCTGACCAGCATCAGCGTTTCCGGCTGGAACTGATCGCAGATGATCTCGCCGGCAAGGGCGACGATATCGCGCGCAAACCTCGCCAGTTCGGCCTGCCTGTCGCGGATACGGATCGAACCCCATTGGCTCTTGATCCGCTGCGCGGTCGCCGTCTCCGATGCCTGGGTGTCGCCGCGCACGATGTCGCTGATACCGGTGATCTGGTAAACGTCCTCGACGAGTTGTTTGCGGACCTCGATGCAGGCAACGATGACCTTCTGCACCTGATCGATCGGCAGCGTGACGATAGCGTTCGAACCGCCCTTGTCGGTGAAAGCCGCCCACTCCGGGATCGGGACCATGACCGTGTCGTTCTCCGGCCGCATCGCCTTTTCGATTGCCGGCGATACCGAACCATCACCCGATGGATAGAACACTTTCAGCCGGAGCTGATCGGTCAGCTTGTTGATACGCTTGGTCAGGATGTCGATCTCGTCGCACTGTCCCTGGTAGTAGACATAATCCGGAACCGGGATGAGCGAGCCAGTCGACAGCGTTCCGAACGCCGGCCGTGGGCAAGGGAAGAAGCGCGTCAGCTTCAGCGGCGGTTCCGATACCTCAAGAGCGACAGGTGATCCCTCGGCGATCCAAACGGTATAGTCTTCCGTCTTGCACCAAATTTCCCAGACGTAGGTCTTGCCCTCGTTCTGCGCTCGTTCGGTCTGGTTTGTGCCGTGGTTCGAGCCCGCGCCATTGGCGGCAAGGTTTGCCCGTCCGTCTGGAAAGCGCTTATCGAATTCGTCGTCGGTCATGGGCACGCGGCGCGCTACCCACGTTACGTCGTTCCACCGACGGGCCGGCGAATGCAGGAAGTCGGACCAGTGGACGTAATCCATGCTGACCCGCTCATCCGTGATCTGTTCCAGTGCCGGCCCACCGTTATCGCCCATGCCGCCGCTCTGGAAGCCCGCGGCAGCCGAATCCGACGGTTCAACGCCCATGTCTATCGGCTCGAAGTCCGCCTCATACCGCAGCCACACCGCGCCCCGGGCGCAGAGCAGGAAGTCATCGCGAACCGCTCGCATGACAGAATCAAGATCCGCGTCATCAGCGGTGAAAGCAAGGTTGCGCTCGACCAGTTCGGACGCCATGCGCGCCACCGGCTGCGAGTCCTTGAACCGACGCTCGACGACCGGCTGCGGAACGCGGGCATAGACAGCCGGTTGCAGAACGGAAGTGTTTGCCCACAACATCGGGAACCGGCGTTTCGCGCTCTGCTGGTCGGACTGCTGCAGGTAGATCTTTTCAATCTTGATGCAACGGTCCACCCATGACTTGAAGTAGCGCTGCGCCCGTTCGATCTCGCCCTGCCAGTGCGCGCCGACCTTCTGCAGATCCCACTCCCCCTCAGGCACGCTGTCTGCTTTGTCTTCCATCAAACACGCTCGCTATAGGTCGGGGTGGCGTCGACGAATTCGTTGAATGTCATCGTCTGGAAGGTTGAGAGCGGCTTCGGCTGCTGCTTCAGAGGTTCGGGCGCCAATCCGGTGAAGATGATCGCCAGCCCGCCGAAAGCGTCGGCGCCGTGCGATGCCCAGTTGTGAAGTGGCTCGTCACGAAAGACACTCAGATCCTCATCCCATTCTTTTCGGTAGTTCCTCAGGCATTTGATGCCCTGTGCGCAGCCGGCTTGATCAAACTCGACCTTGCTCAGAATGCGCCGCGTGCCGTTGATCCGGTCTTGGACATAAGCCCGCTCGACCTTTCGAACGGTGCCAAGGTTCCGCGCCTTGACCTCGACCAGCATCACCTCGATGCGCGTCAGGCCGCCGCGTGTCCATTCCCTGACGCGGATGTCGTGCGGCATGTTATGCACGCCGTAGACATAACCGTGCTCCTTTGCGCGCCGCTCCAGCTCATCCAGCATGCCATCCATGCCGGTGCCGGTATGCTCGAAGTAGCCGATCATTCGGACCCGGCTTGGGAGCACTTGGAACAGCCAAACGCTGTTGGTGTCATCCATGCCGATGTCTGAGATGGTGTGGACGGGATAACCGGCCACATGCGGAAAGATGCCTATGCGCTCCTCTGCATCGGCGACCGCCATCTGATCCGAATAATAGGCGCCCTCGACACTGGCTTCGAATGCTTCGGCCGGCGACGATGGATATTCGCGCTTCATGTCGCCGAGCTGCGTTTCCGCCTTCTTGACGTACCAAGCTTTTTGGCCGTCCGTCAGCTCGATGCCCTGATCCGACAGCGTGCGGAAGTACTTGGCAAAGGCTTCGGTAATGATCACCCCCTCAGGCGCGATCGAATACTGCGGTTCCTTCCACCATGGGAAGAAATGGAATTTAGAATCCAGCTCGGTGAGCTTCGCCGCCTGGCGATGCTTGACCTGCGCATCCTCGCAGAGCGTGTAGAAATGGCCCTCCTGCCCTTCCGCTGTGCTCTCGATGAAAACAAGCTGGCCGGCTTGCACCGTGTTCAATGCGCCTGTCCTGACTTCCCTGGCCTTGTCCGGGTACTTAGCGCAGAGCTTCCCATATTCTGAGATATGGAGGTACTGCAGCGTGCCCGATCGGAGCGAGGTGCCGACGCGGATGCTCGAATTATTCCCCAGCAGCAGTTCCGTCTGGTTGTCTCTCATGATCGGAACCGCATCGCGGATACCCTCGGGCAAATTGTCGTAAGGATATTTGACCTTGTCCCGAAAGATGGTCTGCGCGTCGCCCAGGGTGTGAGCAATGGTGCCGGCGCGAATGTCCCGATTGAACACGCAGGCATCGAGCATGAAGATCTGGATGAACGTCGTCAGGCCGAGCTGGCGGGCTTTCAGCAGCACATTGAGATAATGCATCTGCTCGAAAAACGTCATCTGGGCCCAGTTCATTTCGAACCGGACCCGTTTACCCTCTTTGTCGGTGATCCAGTAGAGGTTGTTCAACCGCCAGCGCCAGTCCGAGAACTGGTCAACTGCCGCCTGGAAGTCCGCGGGTCTTGCCATTGATCGCTTCCAGCAGTTGCGACACCTCGCCCGTCACGCCGTGCTCGAGCTCGACCTTGGCGCCATACTTTCTCGGCTTCAGTTTTTCGGCGATCCACTGCCGGGTGGATATACGCAGCTGCGAGCGGCGGATTGCCTCGCCGTTCTCCTGCCAACCGGTAACATCCCCGTCGGCGTTTTTCTTCTCCATCCAGTCGTTCGTGCCGTCGTCGGCAATCTCAGCCATCTCGTCGACGAAGCCGTCAGCTTGGATTTCGCGCGCCTGCGCATACTTGGTCCGAAAAGTTGACTTCTCGTCATCTGCCAGCCATGCCAACACCGTCGACTTGGCCGGCATGGCGTCATCCCTGCAGATCGATCGGAGGCTTTCGCCATCAGCGATGCGCTCACAAATGATGTCAGCGAGGGAGTGCGTGAACTTGGTAGGTCTGCCTGTCATGTCCCTGCCTTCTGATCGGCTGGTGTGGTTCTGTAGTGACGAAGACTGGCGCGGCTACCTTACCGCGGCTTTCGAGCGTCGGGATATCGTTCAGCGGTTCGTTCCTGCCGACGGACATCCTAGAACAGCGCAATGATGTTGGACGCCGTGGTCCCGGTCAGCGCGACGATGGCGGCATGCACCGGCAGGATCGTCCCGGCCGGCACGCTCTTGAAGATGACAGGATCCATGTCCCGGCGCGGCGCAATGGCAACGTCGCCCGCCGTCCCGATATAGAGAGCGCGCGCACCGACAATGGCGCTGTCGTTCGGGGTAACGGCTGCAGCCCGCGAGGCCGGAGCAATTGAAGGGTCCATTGCAGTTCTCCTTGCGTTTAGACGGCGGGCACACCAAAGACTCAAGCTCCTACCACTCGACATCCAGCGCATCCTAATGCAAGCTGAGATTGTCTTTGGGGAGGGACGAGAAATGGCAACAGATTGGGAAAAGGCCGACGCTTTCAACATATCGCCGGACATGGAGCCAGAGCAGTTGCGGAGGGCTACCGTTGACTACGCGCAATCCCATAGCCGCTGGTATGCGATCCGGTCGCAGCGCATGAAGGCAAGCTGGAACTACATAACCTTTGCAACGATTGTCCTAAGTGCCAGTTCATCGGTCATCAGCGCGTACAACCAGGACACTAAATGGCGTTGGATACCTGCTTTACTTGCCGCCCTTGCAACGTTTTGCGCTGCTTTTTTATCGCAATTCCGTGTCCGTGACCTTTGGGAGGTCCGCGAAAAGGGGCGCATCGATGCTGAAAGATTGGTGGCCAAAGCGCAGTCGATTGGCATCCCGAAAGACAATCTTGCTTTCGCCGAGGCTATAGCTCTACGAAATGAGCTACACGACCTTGAGTTGGATCAAACCCAGCAATGTTTCGTCGTTCCGAGGAACCCGAAAACGTGAAATGGCGGCGGCCTCGACAGAAATGGCTGCCATACCAACCACAAGACGGGTGACTATCATTGCCACTGACAAATCAAAGGAGCGTTTAATGACGACGGACAAGCGAACGGACCTTCACCGGGCAAAGGTCGGCGTGTCTATCCTCGCGACCTGCATTGTGCAGACGATGAACGAGAGCGATCCGACATTCACGAACAGGTTCCTTCAGCGCTTAGGTGACGCCTACTCCGAGCTGAAGAACAATACCGATGGAGACGTCACGGAACAGATGGAGCTTCTGACTTGGACGCGCAGCTTTCTGACCGGCTTTGACCATCTCCGGGGCCAAGGAAAGCCCTTTTTGTCAGAATAGGTTCTTGGGAGAATCGATTGACCCGCGGCAGACGCAATTTTTCCATCGTGCGGATTGGACCTACCCGCGTGGACCGGCGCTCTGCGCACTGAACATCCACAAATCAGTGCGCAAACATTACCATATGGTCGTGCTTAATCAAGCCTTACGGCCATTTTGTCCAGGGTTTCCAGCGTTTCGGTTATGAATGACCGAGAAGAGGCCGAAGTCAGAGTAGACGACAGGCCGCCGGCCAAGCCCGAAAACTGCGCCCTGCGAATTCTGCGGCTGCTGGAATTCACGGGTTTGCCGCGGCTGCGTTGCTCTTGCTCGATCTCTTCCTCTCGCTGCCGGCGAGCTCGTGCAACCAGGAAGTTTTGCTCTTGCTCCCAAGCGATGTAGCGTAGTCGGTCGATTGTTTCCTGGGGGAACTCGAACGGCATTGGTCGCTCTTCGTACTGCTTCGTGAAGCGCAGGATCTTGCTCACGCCGTCGACGGCTTCGACAGCCCGGTAGTCGTGCGGGCCAATGTTAACGAACAGGTATCCGATGAATGTCGGGAAGCGTCGCTCGATCCAGTGCCCCTGACGATGATGGCGGACCTCAATCCGGTAGCTCGGCATGAACGCTTCGAAGCCCTCGTTGCGAAGGTTGCGTTCAACGACGCTGTCGCCGGTGCGGTCCTGTCCATCCCGCATTGAGGGGCAGCGCTGCGCACCTGGCGCCGCTTTAACCACATACTAGGTTTCCACCGGTACCGATCGTCGGCCCTCGCCTCTCCTCGCTTCGTAAAACTCGGCCTCTGGAACCGCGTCGGCGATTCGATATTTCCACATCTCATGATCCTTCAGAATTCTTTTTCACGGTCATATGATCGGCAATCAATGCCGGTCTTTTCCTTGGTAGGCGTTTGATCTTCGTTGTTTCGGCGGTTCGTATTCCTGCTCACCGCAGGCCGACTTCCACATCGGGGCGAATCCATTCAAGGACTGGTATCCTTCGATCTCAGGCAGATACTGCAGTGTCACGTCGCCCTTGCGGCCTGACCAGGAGAAGCGGGCCTTCTTGACCCAAACGACGGATTCGTTGAGGTCCGGATCGGGGACGTCGATCACCACGCCGTGGTCGGGCTTGTTGTACCAGGCGGCCGACCCCTCGATATCGTACATGGTCGGTGTCCGAGCTTCCCCGCCTTTGCCTAGCTCCTTTGTCGGGTGCGCCACCACGATCGCCAGCACGTCGTATCGGAGCGCAAACTTTCGGATCTGCCGAAGCGCCCGGTTGATGTATTGGGTTTCGCTCTCGTTTCGCGGCCGGTAGTGCTCGACCTCGTTCCAAGGATCGATAACGAGAACCTTGATCGAATGGCGAAGGACGGCATCCGCGGCGCGATCGAGCAGCCATTCAAGCGTCATGTCGTCGTCAGTTTCACCGGTCGGGTCCGCGTCGATGAAGACGAAATGCCTCTGGATGAACACGTCGGCCTCCGCGACCAGATCGCGCGTCCACTGTTTTGTTTCCGTCCTGGACGCTGCCAGCCGAAGCTTGAAGCGTAGCGCCGGCACCGTCGGGATTTCGAACGAGGCCACGCCGACACGCCACCCGTGAGCACGGGCAAGATTGACGCAAAGATTCATCGTCCAAGTCGATTTCCCATGCCCGGGGATGCCGGTGACCACCATCAGCTCGCCCAGCCAGACCCGGAGGTACGGGTCGAGATCCGGCCAGCCGGTCGAATAGGTTCGAGGCTCGTCCAGTTCCGGGTAATCGGAAAGCAGATAGATGCCTCTGACGGGATACGGCTTGGCATCGGTCAGCACTCGAACGACGGCATCGGCGCCATGCCGCATCTTGACGTCGTTGAGATCCTTGCAGCCCTCTGGATAGGTCACGAACGCGCACCGCGCGGCGCCAAGACGGCGGACCAGTTCTGCCGCAAGTCGCCGGCCAGGCGGGTCGTTGTCGACGGCGAGAACGAACCGTTTTATCCGCTTGATGCGATGGCGGTTGTTGAAAACGAACTCGAACTTGCCGTGGCTGTCATCGTCGGGAACGGCGTCGTCGAGTTGATCCGGATCTTCGCCATCACGGACGGGCGGGGCCCCGTCAGGAACGCTGACTGTCGTGTGGAAGCCGCAGTCGATCGCCGTCAGCGCATCGATCTCGCCCTCGGTGATGATCAGCGCCTTGTGTCCTTCCTCGAGCGCCTGATCGTCCATGCAGTCGGCATTCCAGAACGTTTTCCTGCCGCCCTTGCGCTGCCAGAACTTCTTTCCGGGTGCGCGGTACTTCTCGCCAACAGCGCTTCCGCCATCGATGAACGGAAAGACGACGATGTTGCCGCCGGCGTCCGGCTCGACGGAGGTGACGCCGTCATCCTTGGTCACCACCCTACCCGTATAGGCTCCGGAAAGTTCGGCGACTGACGGATCGATCTGCCGGTTTTGAAACGCCTGGATGCCCACCGGGCCTAGCTTGTTCGTCAAAATAGTCGCCTCCTTGGAAGCCGCAATGGTGGCAGTTGAACCGGACGCCTTGGCTGTCGATTCCGACCGATAGGCAGGGCTCTCGCTTGTTCCGTCTGGTCGCTGAGCATTTCGGGCACGTGGTTTTTTGGTTGCCGGCGATGATGCGCCGAAGGCGAATGCCGTGTTTGTTGAGAATTTCGGCAGGTGTTTTCATATCCGGGGATCGGGCCGCCGTTGCCCGCCTCCTCGATCTCGAACTGCTGCGGCGGTGCTGACGCGATCGACAGCCGCTCGTTCTTTTTTCGCCAAAGCCCCGCTGACGGCAGCGAACCACTTGTTGCCCTTGGTACCCGCCCATTCGTCCAAAGCCCAAAGCTCCGACTCAAGCGCGACATGAGGGAATGCTTTTCGCCACTGTTCCAGGTGAGCTGCAGTCAGCCTGATCGACTGCGCTTCGAAGGCGAAATCCTGAGAAATCGAGGGGGCGGCGGCAACAACATCGTCAGATGTTGTTTTATCTTCTCTTCCCTTCTCTTCCCTTCCCTTCCCTTCGTGCTCTGTTACAGAGTCAGTGACATTCTCTGTCACGGTGTCTGTCATAGAAGACTGACGTTGAAGTTCTCGCGCCTCGCGAGCCGCCGCAGTGCGCGATTTGTTCATGCGAAGTTTGCCGACAGCCTCTGTCGCAATCTCTATGACAGTGCTGTGCCAGACACGCCCGTCGCGGCGATCCCATCCCTTCAGGATGTCATCTTTCAGCTCTTCCCACTTCTCCGGCGAACACATGGCGGCATCGGCCAAAACGTCGTCGTCGTCCTCGATGCTGCCGGCCGGAATTTCGTGCCAGGCGCGCATCCAGAGGTTCACCATGTAAAACGCGATTTCTGGATTTCGCTTGCAGCGGAGCCATGCCTTCGACTTTCGGAGGCGCTCGATCTGCAGCGGCATGTAAGGCAGCCGTTGCACGTCAAGATCTTCGTTCATCGCGGCGCGATCCCTCGATGCTATGGACCTTGCTACCTGGAAAGGTCACGACCTTTCGGAGGGGCGCTAGATCGGTCGGCGTCGTATCGCCTGCAAACAGAGCAAAGAATGTGCACCAAGCTTTGGCCGCGGCTCGCCCATCCTGAAACTCAAGGGTCGCGTCCGCCCTGGCCTTGGCGGCCTTGTAGGCGTCCCACGCTTCGTTTTGTTCTTCAAAGGAGGAAACCATCGGTTCAGCCATCGACCGAATTCCGCGCCACCTTAGCGGCCTCGATGGTGTTCTGGATGTCCGACAGAGACCAGCGCGAAAGCGTGCCAATCTTGAGGGGTTTCGGCACCGTGCCATCGGCAATGCGACGGTAAAAGGTAGCAGCGCTCACCCTTAAAAGCGCAGCTGCTTCTCTCTTCGAAAGCAAAGGATCATTGATTTGCATGTGGTCAACCCGTTTCCGTTTGAGACGGGTTGACTTTGTCTACTCCTGCAGTCTTTCACAATTGAAAGAAGGCCCATAATACAGCTACTTAGTCCGATACTAAGCTCGCCAAGTTAGGGATATTGGGCATGATTTATGCAGAGTTTTGGGCAATATTTTTGGGCTTTTTTGATGTCGTAGCGTCATCTATGTACATAAGATATCGTTGGATCGTGGTACGCTTAATGTCTTCGTGGAACGCAGTTTTAACGAAATCAGCAACTTCTTGAATCAGTGCCTCTCGCTTCGCGGGGACATCACCCTTCCTTATCTTCTCGCCGAAGTAATTTTGAACAACTGACTTTATCGCACCATCGCCTTTCAACGGTCTTCCCGGTGATCGGCCCTCTGCGCGAATAGCCTTTTCACCGGTGTTTTCATTGGCAAAAAGTGCAACCCCTGGGAAGATTTTGACCATCTCTACCAGCACCGGCTTACAAATCGGCTCTGGAAACAATCGCAGCACATCGCCTGTGGAGACTTGAACGGCTTTCATTATGTCTCGGCCGTGCTTCAGTGTACTTTCTTCCCAGTTGAAATTCCTCAGAGACCATTTCGATTTTTCGATGGTAACAAATTCTCCCTCGTCGGGAACATCGTCCTTGTCGTCATGGATCTCATTTCGACTCCCTTCCTCATACTGGCGCCAGCCAATAGCCGTTAGCTGGCCAGATGAAAGAGCTTGGAACACACACGCTCTAGCGTTATCCACCACCGTACTAGTCTGGTCTTCAATACTTCTTCGCCACTGCCATTCAGCGGCTTCACGCTTCAAATCCGCGATTTGGCCCTGGATGTACCGCACCTCATCTTGATCGTCATCGCTGATCCTTTCCGCGAGCAGCTGTTCCCATCTGCCGACATGATCTGTGTAGTCGCCGCCGGCTGCCTCCAGGTATCGCTCGTAATCAACCTCTATTCCAAGCGATCGGAATTCGAGTTCGGTGTAACCACTATCGAAATCCCAGACGGCACCATTAAAGCGCGCATCAGAATCCTTTCTCCGATCCACGTCCCGATGTTCATCAATGCTTTCCTCGACATTTATCAAGACTTCGGGGATTCGGCCGAAGCACAACCAGTATGCGACCTCTTGGATGTAGCAAGTCTCGGGCCACTCGGCGTACTTAAACATTTAGAGATGCTCCATTTGTCACGTGTTGTGCCCATCGCGCCAGCAGGTTGCGGCGCTGCTCTAAGAAGTCGGTTCGTCGATATGCCCTCTCGACAGCACCGCCGACGATGTGCCCGAGCATTGTTTCAGCCACGTCGTGTGGCGTCTCCGTCGTTTCGGCTATCCAGTCGCGAAGGCTGGACCGAAAGCCATGCGGACGCGCTTCTAGCTTCGCTCGCTCCATCAGCCGCCCCATAGTCATATCGCTGATGACGCCGCGCTTCACGCTTGGGAAAAGGAAGCCATCACGCGATAACTTTCGCGCTTGCTCGACAATCGAAAGCGCCTCGTCCGAAAGCGGGACGCGAAAGTCTGGCGTCTTGTCCTTCCGGCCTTTCATAGCGTCGCCTGGGATCGTCCAGATATCGCCGCTGATCTGGCTTTCGTGGAGGAAGCGCAACGGGCTCGATCGAACGCCAGTGAGGATGAGGAGACGCAGAGCCAGATGCGTTACGCTCACGTCCGCCAAGGTGCCGTAAAAGCCAGGGACCTCACGCCATGCCATGGCCGGAATGTTAGCCGGCTTGTGGCGTTGTTGGCCGAGAAGCGCGCGAGCTTTCTCCGGTGCCTGGATGTCCACATCAAGACCAAGAGCTGCAGCGTGCTTGAAGCAAATACTGAGACGGTTTAGAGCCTTTCGTGCAGTCTCAGCCTTTTTGTGCCAGATAGGTGTTAGCGTGTCCCTGATATCGATTTGGTCGACCTCGGCGACAGGAACCTTGCCAAGCTTCGGGAGGACATGAAGCTTTAGCGGGGTAAACCAGCGTCCGGCGGTACCGTCGCCCTTCAACTCGGCCTTGCGACTATTGAACGCATCTTCCGCGATTTCCTCAAGTAGATGGAGATGTCTCGCGGCCTCTCGCTTAAGCCGCTCTCGCTCCTTGATGGGATCAATATTTTGCCGAGCCACAGCGCGCCATTTTGCGGCTTCGTTGCGGACGTCTTTAAGAGAAACTTCCGCGGCAGAGCCCAAACCCATCTCCCGGCGCCTGCCATGAACTGTAACGCGAAGCACCCATTGTCCGCCCCCGTCCTCTCTCTTATGAAACCAAAGCCCGCCGCCATCAGCGTGTTTGCCAGGAGCGGCGTTCTTTACGAATAACGCTGTCAGCTTGTTTAATTCACGCCCCATCCATCCACCTTTCAATCCACCCAAAGGAGGGAGACCTATTGTTCTTTGGTGATACACGATGAGTCAGCGCTAGACAAGCAAGTCACTGAAAATACAGGGGGTTGATAGCTGGTGAGACGACATGATGCAAGTTGATGTTCGGTTCCGGTGCCTCTTCTGGGCACCATTCCATTCTTGATCGCTACCAGGATCAAGGAGCTAAGCCTTTAAAAATTTACGCATTTTGTGCCTGCGGAAACGGCCGGCAACAAGCGCTTAAGGCTTGTCCTCTCAATTCCAAGGGCTTTCAAAATCCATATTGACGCGTTTTCTAGTCGCCGATAGCCAGCCGCCATTGACTTGTTCATTGCCGAATGGAACATAAAGCGAACAAAATGGAGTCTTGTGATGATCCGATACGCCGCATCCGTAGCCAGCGCCCCCGAACCTTCGAAGGCGCGCGATGTGTCAACCGCCAAGCTGGCGATTGAAATGCCTCCGCCCAAACAGGTCATTGATGAATCCTCGACGGGTGCGGTCCTTGCTGCCTATCCGCTGCTGGTCGGCTCCGAGTCAGACGAGCTCGGCTCCGACACTCTGCCGAAGATCACGAAGCCACCACGCCGTGCGGCAAAAAATCGGAAGCCTAAAGTCGCCGAAGCGGCCAGCACTCCACTCCAGCTTGATCTAGAGGCCTAA